TGTGTATATGGACAGTGGAAACACCGATGTGACTCAAACAGAGCGAACCATACCATTCGATACTGAGGTATTAGACCCTTCAGGAAATGCATCTAAAGGCACTGATGGTCATATTCGTATTATTGATGCTGGATACTATGAGGTTTCTTACAGCCTTCCGATTAATGATGACAGCAGTAATCTTTCCGATAGAACAAGAGTATTCGCCTTCGCTCAGACCGCCAGCAACGACTCCTTTTCTTCCAACCTTACAACTATCGCACAGTCAAGGTCACAGGTCTACACAAGAGAGGCTTCCGGTGGTTCAGGTCTTTCTGCCTCTTTCATCTATGAGCATACTGCTAACGATTACATCAGGATAAGAATAGACCAACAGAATAACACGAACATCTCGACTGAGGTTAACCAATCACAAATCAGCATCAGGAAGTTATCTACTCCTGCTGATAGGGAGTTTGTCATACACGGTGAGGAATCTGATTTCTACGTCTCATCAACAGGTTCAGCAGGTAATGCGAATGGTTTCTTCATGTCATATGGTAATGGTGTCCATAACACTACAAGGTCTTCTTCAGGCGCTGACTTCGGATTCCCCATACCGAAAGACTGCACTTTGGTAGGCATACACATGTCATTCGGAAACAACGGAAGCGAGACGAACTCAAGCAACCAGACCATAACCGTCTTCAAGAACGAAGCGGCATCAACCACTACCTTCCAATACAACGCAAGTGGGACGGGTGGCAATGTGTTCCAGAAGTCATTCACATCGTTCAGTGGAACAGGTACTTCATTCTCAGCAGGTGACACATTCAACTTGAGAGCAACCGGACTGTCAGGATTCACTAATACACAAGTCGGTCCTGTTAGGGTTGCAGTTACATTCAGGGAGACATGAGGTGATTAGATGGCAATAGGAGAGCATGGCGAGGAGATAACGATAACAATGGAAGAGGCCATGGCTAAAGTCAGAGGCACTAGGGATTGGATGCTGGAGGTCTATGTTGACTTCTTCCAGTCCAAGCCCCTCGTTTGGGCAGACTTGAGCGAGACGGAGAAGAATGAACTGATTGCTTACAGACAGGCCCTACTGGATTGGCCTGCCACTCTACAGGAGATATACGGTGGTGTACCACCTAACTCGTATGCGAAGCACCAACCCCCACAACCCAGTTGGTTTGCTGACAAGCATCCTAGAGGTGTGATGTTCCCCTAGAGAAGAATGCCTATCTTGTTCATTATCTTCTCCAGTCTAGTTTGACTGTATGAGTGTGCTAGGTTGTATGCATACTCCCCTGTTGATGTTAGTCTGTCTACGTGTATGTTCTCCTCTATCGGTATGTCATTGGACAACGCCCATGACACCAAAGATTCCGTTCGTAGATTACCCTGTGCTGAATCCACGGAGAAGCAACCACCTAACCCACCTACAGAGCAGTCGAACTGTCTGATGCCTGAGTCATAGGCAGCCTTGATGTATTCTGTACTATCCTCATTTACATGTAGATGTATGCTTAGATTATCTGTAATCCTTCTTGCCTTTTTACATAAAGATGCGATGCTTTTGACAGTTGCATTACTATCTGTATCACATAGTACTATACATTTTGATATGTCTTTACCCCACTTTACACAGTCTAAAACGGCTTTTCTAGATACACCCTCACTAAATGCACAACTAATGTACAATCTATTTATTGGTATATCCTTGCATTTATTTTGATATATGTTCATTATGTTTTGATATGTATTTTTTTGATTCAATTGATTGAAACTATCGTGTGGGCTTATCACTACATTCACACTCTCAAGACCTAGTTCTATCGCTCTATCGAACCCCTTCTCATTCACGACCAACAGGTCTCCGCCTGTCTTCCTATACAGTTTACCACTTTCTCTCATTGGAAGTATGGATGGGTGTACTAGACTACCCACCTCTATGTCCTCTATACCTGCACTCTTCAATTTCTTGATTAGTTTGACTTTCTTCCTCAGGGGAATGGCTCTTGGTAGACCCTGTAATCCGTCTCTGGGACTTACTTCATACAGGGATATGGCATTCATTCACTACCCCTACTAGACCATACAAAATAGGTGAGTAATCCTGTTGTAGCCAGTAGAAGCAAGGGGAATCCTAACGGTATCTCTATTTCCATGTCGTTGACTACGCTGTCTATCACACGCTGGTCAACAATCATATCTCATCACTATCCTCGAATATCTCGTTCAGACACTTGATGAACATAGCACAAGTAGATACTGGTCTTTTCCCCATCTCAATACCCCATCTCGAACTTGCTTGGTTTCTTCATCTCACGAATCTGTTGTGCTGCGAAGCGTATCTTCTGTGTGCTGTGCAACTTCCAGAAGGAGTCTTTCGGCACTCTGAACTCCTTCTCTATGAGTTGGCACAACTCATATCTGGATGATGTCTGAAGGTCTTGGTCTATGGTCAAACCGAGAACCTCTCTGACCTCATCATCAGAGTACTTCACACTCCTGTCCAACCATACGTATGCGTGGCCCATTACACTCATGAGTTTACGAGCAAACCATCGCCATAACATATTGGTGTAGATTCTACACCGACAGTAGATTATTGTTTCGTCTTCTTGTATGCAGAATCCTGCCAAAAGTTACCACATTGCTTGCACTGCCAAAGGTTGATTCTCTTCTTTTCACCGTCTTGATAACGTGCATTCAACCTTCTTGGGATGTGCTTGTGACCACAAGCACGGCAAGTGACGTTTAGTTTGTCTAGCAGTCTTCCCATTATTCCACAGGTCTCCTACCAACGATATCATCTATCCTTAGTAGGGCAGTGGTGACTTCTGTCGCACTAAGCACAGCCTGCTTGATTAGTTTGGTAGGCTCGAATACACCAGCGTCTTTCATGTTGGTGATACCACCATCAGTGACATCAGGACCGTAGTATAGGTTGCCGCTCTGTATCTCGTGCCTCATTGCTAAGACCACATCCAATGGGTCATGCCCTGCGTTCTCCGCTATGGTAGCAGGAATAACCTCTAGAGCGTCAGCAAAGGCCTCTATAGCCATCTGAGGCCTTCCACCCACACTAGCACCATGATTCCTCAGATACGAGGCCATGGCTACGAACGATGAGCCACCCCCTGCAACCACCTTTCCGTCTTCTTTGACGAGACTGACTACACCTAGTGCGTCATCGAACCCTCTCTCCACCTCATCTAGAGTGGATTGGGTAGCCCCTCTCAGTACCAGAGTGGATTGGTCACTCTCAACAATAGACTCTACGAATATGTATTGCACGTCATTGTGCTTCTGTCTAGATATCTTGACGAAGGCCGAGGCTTCTAGTTCCTCAGGGGTCTGTGCCACGCTGATGCCCAAGCATCCTCTCAATGCCTTCATCACACTCTCAGGCACTCTTCTCACTACACCTATGCCGTTCTTCCTCAGATATGCACATACATGGTCATGTACGCCATCCCTGACAAACACTACACCCTTGCCTTCCATCTTCATTACGATGTGCTGTGCACGCTCAAGCAGGTTGTCCCTACCTGACTTCTGGAATTGCGAGTAGTCTGCCGCATTCAGTTGAACCTGTACGTTCTCCTTGCTCTTCTCTTCCTCAAGCCCTGTGTTGAGCAGAAGGACGTTGGTCTCGTCATCCAAGTCGTAGTCTAGCACGAAGTCCTTACTGACGATGACACCGTTGAACAGGTAAGATTCCTCTATGCTACCACCGGGTAGGCTGACGACTCTAACCTTGTCCACATCACCAGCAGCCATGACTGCATCCACACATAGGGTGCTCACGATATCAGTGGCAGCCTCTACGGTCTTACCGGTGATTGCTGTCTTGGCTATGTCGTGTAGAACCTCATTGCCTGTGTCCAGTGACACCTCACTGTTTAGGTAGTCTATCGCCATCTGGGATGCTTCACGGTATCCTCTACATATCACATTGGGGTGCAGCCCCTTCTCAAACAACATCTCACTGTTCGACAGTAGTTGACCTGCTAACACCACGGTGCTGGTAGTACCGTCGTAGCAGATGGTCTCCTGTGTCTTTGATATCTCTATCATCATCTTACCACCGGGGTGTGCTACGTCTAACTCACGTAGGATGGTAGCACCATCGTTGGTCACTATCACGTTTCCAGCACCGTCTACCATCATCTTGTCCATACCCATCGGTCCTAGGGTAGTACGCACAGTCTCGACAATAGCCTTGGCTGCCCGTATATTCATCACTTGTGCGTTGTTTGTCTTGTCATTATCAGTCATGTCCAATTCACCTCTATCTCTATCTCTTTTCCTGTATCCAAGGAAAGTGACTTCACCACACCGTACTCAGTGCCGTACTTGTACAACTCATATGTCAGTTGTGCATCCTTCAGGCAGTACTCCGCTACCTGATTGTAATTACCTAAAGCCCACTGCTCAGGTGCATCTATGCTCTGCATTATCTTACCCTCTTTCAGAGTGCATTTTGAAAGTACATCTAATGATGTGACTATACTATCTGATAATATTCTAGATGCTTTTGAAACTAGGTTCTTGGTATCTATTATTGTATCTGAACTCTTGGACATTACGTCACCAGCAGCCCAGCAGTCTAACGAATCTCTGATTACAGGTAGGTCGAAACCAATTATATTGTGACCTAGTAGTTTACCACCTTTCTCTATGTGTTCAGATATATGATTACCTATATCCGATGCATGTAATGGAAGTACATTCACGTTTTCTAATTGTATATTTTTATTACTAAATATAGTACCATCAGTACCATCCCAAGTAGCAATGACACTCGTCTTGAATAGGTTCTTGTTGTTCCACCCGCCAATATCCCAAGAGTAGTTCTCGGTCTCTATGTCTAAGGAAAGTATGTCACTCATCGTTTGCGCCCTCTTTCATTCGGAGATACACTACCTTGTTCTCCTTTACGGTGTCGAACATGTCTTTGGCATACTTACCAAAGTGATTCCACCCAGTGCCTCTAGTGACTGAATTGAGTTTCATGTACGTCTGTATCACGTTGTTCTTCCTGTGCCAACCTGCTCCTCTGGAGTCATCGAAGTCTACGGCATCTGTGTTCTGATACGCTATTGCGAATCTCTTCTTGTACTCAGACACCTCTGTCTTCTTGTATCCCACCTCGACTTCATCCTCTAGCCATAGAATCAGATTCTTGGTCAGGTCGTATAGAATGTCCTTGGCCATGTCAACGTGCTCTCCTGTCACTTCCCATGACTCGTCTAGCATGGCCATGTGTGTTGCGAAGATGACTGTGTAGTTCTCAACAGCAGGCATGAATGAAGCAACCACATCACCGATACCCGGCCCTAGACCGTCTAGTAGAGAGTAGTAGTCTTCTATTGAATCATACGCAGCAGCGTAGAAGTCATCCCCTGCTGTGAACATCTCATGCATATGAGACTGTAGCAGTTCCTCTTGGTCGTGCCTGTTCATGGTATCCCAATCGGAGAAGGATGTCTCGCTGATGTTGAGTAGTCTGTCTCTCACCCTCTTGGTCAGCCCCTTGAAGTAGTCCACTATGTCATCATGCTCAACAGACAACTTGGGTATCTTCTTGAATGCCATTTCCATTCTCTTCATGCTCACACCCATCCTCTTGTCCGTATCCCAGTCTGCCCAATACAGCAGAACCCTCTGGAAGATACCCTTGGTCAGAACGTACTCCTTGACACCCTTCGGTGGGAACGTGGTAATCCACATTGACACCAGAGATTCTGTTTCTATCCTACCAGCCTTGGTGTGTTTCACGAGTATGTTGTTGTTGCTCCCTACGGGGTTGCAGGCAGACTGTAGATACAACACAGTCTCTTGACTATGCTTATTGGGGTTGAGTATGATTGAACCCTCATCGAAGTTGAGTGCCTTACGACCATCTAGAAGACCCTCTTTCAGATGCTTGACTGTCTCTCCTTCGACAATCTCCTCTTCCCATCCACCTATGAGTGCAGCGTCAGTTCCTGTGGTGTACATCTCAGTTGGTATCTCAGCCTCTCTACAGATGTCACCTATGAACTCCCAAGACACGGACTTCCCAGACCTGCTTGGTTGAATCCAGAACACGTGCACACGTGGGTCTAGGTGTGACGAACCCCAAGGTATCCTCACGAACGGTACAGCAACCTGCCCTTGTAGAAAGAAGAAGGAAAGCATTCCCGGTATGTCGTTTTCCATTGATGTCTGCCTGAAGTGCTCCAAGTATCCCTTGAACAAAGGGAACTTCTGCACTGCCTGATACTCTGAGTAGTGACGCATGAGTGACCCCAACCGGGGTCAGTACTTAATACATACTATGTATATACAAGACAGTCGTACATTATACACGTCTTTTCACCTTTCTCTCTACCACCATCTTCTCCTCGGATGTCAGAGCCTGCACTATCCTGCCTCGCAGTACATCACCTAGACCCTTTATCTTCTTCAGAGATTCAGGGAAGCACATCTCCTCTATGCTCCCACACTCCTCTAGAATCCTATCAGCCATGTCCTTGCCTATGCCGGGTATTGCCAGTAGCATGTCGGCTCTGATATCGTTTGATGCCACTCTCCGTATTGTCCTAGCACCATGACTGGATGCAGGCTTGTGCAACTTGTTGTGTAGTTTGGTGATGAACAGAGCAGCCTCACTCACGTTGGGAGTGTAGAACACCTGACACTCGAAGTCACTCATGATGCGTGCTATAGTGCCAGTCAACTCATTCTGTATCCTAGTGTATGTGACCTTCTTGCCAGTCTTCTTGGCCATGGCCACGTACTTGTCTATCCCACCATGTATCACTAGGAAGAAGCGTTGGTAGTTGATATCCATGTTCTCCAGTTGTCGCCATAGATGCCCACTGTGGCTAGATAGGAAGAGGTCGTTGATGCTCTTGGCTTCGACACAGGCCTCTCCCAATAGGTAGTCCCCTACTACCAGAGGTTTTCTTATCACAGATAACCCGGCCTTCTCAGCCTTACGTAGCACTGAATCACATAGCACACCACGCTCGTTGCTGTCCACAATCATAGCGGGCTTCCTCATCTCTTCTGCCTCCTAGAGTGTATCTTACATAACTTCCTAGATTCACCTGTTATTCTGAAAGCACACCTTGTACCCTTACTCGTTATTGCATGACATCTATGCTCATCTGGTGGGTGTGTAAAACAGTGCTGACATAGATTGGTGAATGACTTCCTATTACCATTCCTACTTGGTAGTTTCTTCCCACATTCCTTACAAGTCCTCTTAGTATTCATTCAATCATCCTCTGCTGTCCCATCATAGTACCTACATCTACCAGTGCAGATACCGTCGTGTATTAACGTGCGACAGGTGGCTGGAATATATCCGTTGTTACCACCACTACCTATCACTATGCTCTTGACTTGATGTTTAGTGACTGATGGATTGAAGTCAACCCATTCTTGAGCCTCGATAATATCAACA